GGTATTGAATTACTCTTACTATTTGATCTACTTTAGAATCATGTTCATCTGCTAAACTATCAAATACTTCCCAATTTGTAACTCTTTGTTCATTTCTACCTGATTTATATTCAGGTAGTAAATTTTTTCTACTTGTAGTAGAAGCTGCCCCATCAAATACAACATATACTTTATCTGGTTGTGTTTGGCGAATCATTGCTCCTAATGAACGAAAAAACCCACCTAAACCTCCTATGTGAATGCCATCTGGATTAACCATATTCATCATAGCAAAGTTTCTAAAAAATAAATTTAAACCATCAATCAGTAATGTTCTTGTACCTTCAGATGAGCTGGTATCATTCTCCTTAGTATCATTAAGAAGTTTAAGTAAGTTTTTCTTATCCATAATATTCTATTCTGGTTCTTCTACATAAGAGGTAACATCATTATATGCTTGTTCCTCTTCTACTATTTGAAAATCAGTACCGCCTAAAATGTCTTTCCAAGCTTTAGAATTTTCATCTTTGTAAGATTTTAATTCTTTATCATTATCATTGATAAATCCATGAGGTGTCATTACAATTTTACCTCTTGTAGTAACTCCATTAATATGGTTTTTATCAATTTGTAGATTAACTCGTTTAGCAAATTCTACTTGTTTACCATCTTTGATTGCTTTAATTTTAGATGTACCTG